CCTCAAGGTAGATGACAAGAGAGCCATCGGAAGCATTGTGAACCGAGAAAAGGCTCATTCAGGCATCACCTTGCGAAGGCGCTTCTGAGCCGATTCCCACGCCTGAGCCTGCTTGATGCCTTCCTTCAGAGGGTCGTCCTGAAGGCTTAGAATGGCCCACAGAAGCCCTAGAGAGGCGATTACGCCTGCGAACATCAGATACTGCATAAATTCCCCTTCCGTTGTCTTGTGGATAAGTATGAGGGGAAGGTCTGACACCCTAGCGGACGACACGCCGAGGCGTCTATTGCCCTATGTATTGACAGGCGTATAGACAAATGCTTCAATTCTCTCATTGGGGCGAAAGGTAGTAGCTCCAAAGGAAGGCAAGACAATGATTCAGCAAAGAATGGCAAAGAATGGACTCGTCACACTAGCGAGCGTTGATTGGTTCGGCTTGTCAAAAGAAGATGGTGGCAAGTGGGTTTTGATGTGTGAGGTTCACAAGGTTTTCATTCAAGATACAAACAAGAAGCGTTTGTGGACACACCACAACGAGTCACAGTATTGGTGCGAAGAATGTGGCGAAGAGTTTGTCGATGCGATTGTTGCAGAAAAGTTGCGTGCATAATGTCAAAATTCACTTGCTTAGAGTGCTATCACAATTTTGATGAGACTGATGGCAATGTTGTTGATAATCAAGGTTATCTCGAATTTACTTGCACCGATTGCTCACGCAAGCAAGTTTGCGGTGCTTGTGGAGAATTTGAATCGTTCAGCACTCACAACTGTTCAGAAGAGGTGGTCGCATAATGTCTGCCAATCGCACAGTCGCCTGCCCTATCTGTGGCAGAGAAATTGAAGTGCGCAGTAATTTCGCGCATCAAACTCTCGTCAATCACATCAAGACAATGCACAAGGAAAGCGTGGTGTCAGAATGAAGAAGATTCGATCCATCCGCGTCAGCGAACAACTGTGGCGTCGGGCGATGGCAAAGGCAAAGTCAGAAGGCAGGACAGTCTCAGAAGTAATAGTCGATTTCCTCAAGGAGTTCGTCAAATGACAACTGCCGAAATCGCCACCGCCTTTGCCGAGCGCGGTTGGTATGTCTTGCCCTGCTACCCACAACAGAAGGTGCCATTCTTTCCGATTGTAAAGCAGGGATATAAGTCGGCGTCAAATAAGCCTGCCATAGTCAAGAAATGGTTTGAGAAGTCACCGCTTCTCAACATCGGCATCGCGTGTGCGCCAAGCAATCTTGTCGTCTTCGATGTTGACTATCGCAACGGCGGAACCACCGATGGGTTAGACCTTGACACCTTCACAGTCGCCACCGGCGATGGTCTGCATCTCTATTATCAGGCTCCTGTCGGTGCCACCTTTGGTGGCAAATTGCGTCAAGGAGTGGACATCAAATTCAACGGATATGTTGTCACCGCAGGATCGCTCCACGAGAACGGCAAGTTCTACGAAGTCGTCAAAGACATCGAGCCTGCGCCCTTGATGGGATGGTGCTAAATGAACGGACTTGATGTTCTGATTGTCTTCTTCACTGCCTTCTACGCATTCAGCGTCGGTCGCAGCGTCATCTTTTGGACTCTGATGTCAGTCTTCTATGGCTTTTGGATTCCATTGCTCTTGCTTGTGATGCCCGTCAAGGCTCGCAAAGCCTTCACTTTTCCTCAATGGTTTGTGAATTGGCTCGGGCCGAAATATGTCAACCGCACAATCAACAAGATGGAGCAACAGTTCTAGTTGGCAAATGCGCGAGCAATGCCTTCTTCCAACGAAATCTTCGGCTCATAAAACGAGAGCATCTTCTTAGAATCACCGACCCGATAGGCAACCCCAACAGGAGCCTTCGGGTTGGTGCGTATTTCAGCGAGATAACCTGCCTGCATCATCGCCAATTCTGCTAATTCAATGAAGGATGTCGGCCTGCCTGTGCAGAGATTGGAAACATTGACATCGTTGGTGATAGCTTCAAAAGTCGCTCGCACAACATCTTCGATATGAATGAAGTCGCGCACCTGCGTTCCTCGACCCCATACATCAAAAGGCGTCGCCTTCTCTTTGGCTCGCTTGATAAATGTTGGGAAGGGATAATCAAGGCTTTGGTCGCTTCCGTATCCGCTAAACGGACGAAGCACTGTGACCTTCAAGCCTTCCTCTCGTGCATATCCTGCAAGCATCTCGCCTGACAACTTCGCCCATCCGTAAGTCAAATCAGGCGTTCTAATATGGTCAAGGTTTATATCCCACTCCTTGAGGTGTTGCTTATATTCAGCTCGTTGGAGATAAATCGGATACGCCGCAGACGATGAGAAATAGACAATGCGACCAGGACGAGTGCGAAGCGCCCATTGAAAGAGATCAGCATCAATGGCAAGGTCAGCGGCAACTGCCAAAGGGTTCCCCTCGATAGTGGCGCGGCCACCGACGATTGCCGCGAGATGGATGACGACATCAAACTTGGTGTCATCGGTAGCGAAGAAGTGACGAACATCTTTGCCGCTCTTGAGGTCAATGCCGGTGATGTGGTTGTTCTTGCTATCAAGATGCTTCTTGAAGTTTGTGCCAACGAAGCCTTCGTCGCCTGTAATCAGGATTTTCATTTCCCCCACCTGTCACTTTCGTAGTGATATTTCTCAGAGTAACCATCAGATGCGTGCAATTTTCGGTCAACATCGAAGACAAAAGTATCATCGGCATTGAGAGCTGCGCCTATGTGTGACAAAGGCGTAGGAGCATCACAGGGAATCCTAGTGCGAATCGAATCGCCTTCAACCTTAGTGTCGTAATACGGATCGTGAATCAAGACGCTATCAACAACCTGTGGATAAATCTGTGAAGCCAAGAAGTCTTGGTCGGTGGTGTAATAGTTGCCGACATTGGCGGTGTGAATGCGCTCTTCCATATCACGCAGATTCTTCGTCTTGCCCGCAAACATACCGGCAGAGATGGGATAGTCGTGACCGCTCGGATGGTCTTTGATGATGTGGTAATCAAGACCTGACTGCTCCCAATCTTCGTGAGCTACTCGATCCCGAAAGGACAGGCGAGCGTCAACATCACGACAGATGACGGCGTCGAATTGCGGATCAGAAAAGGCATAGTAACGCCACAACTTTGCCCGATGGTCTTCAGGTTCGCCAACGATGCTGATTTGCACACCTTTGACTCGCTCTAAAGTTGAGATGATGGATTCATCAACGCTTGAGTTGACGCTGATATAGAAGCGAACAATGAAGCCGTCATCAAAGGGAAAGTATCGTGAGGCAAGAATCGCGTTCTTGATTGCGCCTATGGTGTAGCGAGGCTCATTGCCATAGAGCGAGAAGGCAATGCACTTCATTGCTTGAGGTTCTTGACGAGAACTGCGTAATCTTCGCTCTTGATGTAGTTATCAAACATCAAGGCGTCAAAGGAATAAACCTCACGAGCATTGACTGCCCGATAGCCTTCATCCCACTCGGCTTTGCCAGCAATAGGGTGACAATGCTCAATGATGATGCCTGGCAAATATGAAAGGTTGCCAAGGTCTTCGCCCAAGCGTTTCCAAAAGTTGTCAAGGTAGAGATGCTTCAACTTCGGTGGCACCATCCCGCCAAGGCCACGGACAATGGCAGCAGACATCATCACCGCAGTTGGTAGATTCTCGCCTTGCAAAAGGTCATTGCCATAGGCTAGTCCTGGGCGGTTGCCGATAGCTCGCATCAATACGACATCCCAATCAGGCGTTCTGAATCTGTGGTCGTCGCCGATAAAGGTGAAGAACTCATATTCATTGGCATATTTCTTGGCAGCGACATTGATGGGATAGGCCATTCCTCGCGTCTTGTTGTCAACTTCAACAATATATTCAACGCCAACTGCGCTGCGATAGTTCACAAGTTCATCGTCATCAGTATCAACGACAAAGAGAATGTCTGACCGGCACGAGAACTCCTTGTGGGCTTGCAATACTTCCGCCGCGTTCTTCGGTCTGCCACGAGTAGGAACAAGCACAACATTGTTATTCAGATGCATCAGAAATCTCCCCTGCAATGGCGCTATATGCTGCCAAATCAATGTAAGAATCTAAATGATTCGGTGACTCAATGAGGCGAGCAATTTTGACAAGCGATAAACACAAAGCGACCTGTGAAGGGCTTATCTCAGTTTCAAGATAAACACTCCACAGGTCTGCGATGCGTTTGTGATTTGTATAAGGGTCGCCATATATTTCATTGCGATCCGTTGCGGTGAGGCGTTTTGCCTCATCCAAAATCTTCCCCCGATTCATTGAATTACTTACTTCCGCGACCAAATTCTGTCGCTTTAGGATCAATGGCCTTCAAAATTGGGCCAATGACTGCGGCCGCAAATGCGGCAACATAATCTTTTAGAGGGCGTGATGGGTCGGCGAGGTAGAGAGCTGCGACTGCTGCTGCTCCCGCTCTTGCGTAGGTGCTACCGACTGCGATGAGTTTGTCTTTGTCGAGCATTTGCACTCCTTGAACTTAGGTCTGCCGAAGCCCACAATGAACACCGGCAAAGAGGGTTTCAATTTCCCCCGATTCTTGACT